TGTGATTCGGACGAAGTCGCCGGTTTGCGCCTGACCGGGGATAACTTCTCCGGTCTGTCGGTCGATCTTTACGATTGTCGTCATGACGTGATGCCCAAACGATAGATAACGCCGCTATAGGCGGTCGCGGTCGAGTTTGTGATGCTGGCCGAGTGTTTAGCCTCAATGAGCAGGCTAGTTTTGAAGATGAGCTGAGGAACGCCAAATGCCGCCATGTGCTGGTGTGTCAGAACAAGGGAGGCTGTGTTGAGGGCTTCGGTGAAGTATTGCTTCCCAGAGTCGAGAACGGCTGCGTTGTTGTTCCCCGGAGCGTCGCCTGTAACCGGGCCGCTCGCTATGAGACCGCCCGCAAGAACAACCGCTCGCTTGCCAGACGAAAGGCCGGGCACCGTGTACGTGTACTGAACCCCATCCACGGTTATCCTGAACGTCGTGGTCGAGGACCCTCCTGCAGTTGGCCCGATAATGCCGCCGACCAGGCCCTTGCCAGACGAAACGGTAAGAAGCGTCTTGTAGGTGTCGCTGGTCCAGTTGGTGGTGTCCTGCAGCCCGCGCTCGGCGATGATCGTCCAAAAGGCTGTGGTTGAACTGTCTTGGTTAAGGCCACCGCTGTCTTCAACTTCAACGCTCGTAGCCGTTGCCGTCGATGCCTGGAACTGCCACGGCTCATTGAAGTGGATGCCGTTGGACTGTGCGAACAAACCCATTGGCTAGTCCTCCACCCAACCGCGTGACGCCCCGGTGTAGCGGAGCAAGGTAGAGCCCTCCAAAGCGGTCACAGGGTTACTCGTGGACCCGTTGAACTTGAGGCTGTTCAGGCCAAGCGTCATCGCGTTGGTTCCGTACTTTGTGAGAAGGATGATATCTCCCGCAGTCGGAGAGCCGGGGAGCGTGATCGTGTAAGACGTAGAGGTGAAGTCGCAGAGGTACTTGGTGTTGACCGCGACAGAGCCCGCGCCCGAAACAGTGCCGCCGTCAGAAAGGCCGAGCGCACCCACCGCAATAACAACAGAACCATTCCCCGGCGTTCCGGTCGTTGAAACGCTTGCAGCCCCCGTGCCCGTGATCTTCGTTCCGAGATAGCCTGCCGTTGTGTCCGCTGCGTTGACCAGGACCGTGCCGGCAGAGGCAGGCAGAGACGCATTGGCAAGCGCCGTCTGCATCGCGCCATATTGAACGTAGGCGTAGGTGTTTGTGCTCTGGGTCTGAGTCGGGCCAATGGTGGCGCCCGCGTTGTAGTAATCAACCGCGTCGCAATAGAGCAGCATCTTTTGCCCGGTCGGGATCGACACGCCCGTTCCGCCGGAGCATTTTATCGTGACGGTTTGGCCGGTTGCGTTCTCTACCGAGACGAAATTCTGATAGGCGGGGAAAGTGAGCGTGCAAGCGCCGGTCGGCGAACCCGTCAGCTTCAGTCGAGCGACCGCGCCAGAATTCGATGCGCTATAATTCGTCCACGATATTGTCGCGTCGCCCGTGACCGCGAGAGACTCATAGCCTTTTGAGGCGCGCTCCAGGGTCTGCAAGGCAACATTGATGTATCCTCCCCAAAGGTTCGTATTGCTCCCCGTCGATTGCAGTCGGAGCAGCAGGATTGAGCTGGGGGTATCCGCCATAACTTAGGACCCAGAGCGTTCAATTGTGGCGTTGAGAGGATCGACGAGGACGCGCTCCAGAATCCCAATCTCTATTTCTGAGGGGGCCTCTGCCAAGCGCGCGGCCATCTCCCGCACCTGGTCTGGTGCGTTGACCTTTTCGTCATGTACATACGAACTCACGATGCGGCAGACGGTCCGAGCGCCGTCGATATTTCCGCTTTGGACAAGCGCCACCGCCGCCGCGAGATGGCCCGCGGCGTGGAACCGAACGTTTTCAGGTGTCATGCAGTTGTTCCGTCTGGGTACTTCCACACCGAACCGTTCGATGTGACCGTAGGCTTGCTCCCTGTCCCGTCAGAGACAGGGACGGTCGCGCCGGCAAAGTCAGCCGCGCTTGGCAAGGTAGCTATCGTGTAAATCTTTCTCGGCTGCGGGAGCCGGATGAGGTTCTGCACCCAAGCCACAATGTCTCTGAGGATCGCCACCGCAAATGGCGGGGCATCGCTCGGAGGGCTCGGCGGCTTAATCATTTAGGCGATACTGACCTGGAGGTTTGGCTTGGTCGGAACACCAGCCCAGCGGACGTTGCGGTCATCCCCCATCAAGTCGTTCATCTTCTGGTCGTAATAACCTTTCCAGAACTGAAGCCGCTCGTCGTTCTCAAGCAGGATGCACAGCTCAATCATCGCGGCCCCGATGTAAATGTCAGGGTGAGATGTGAGCAGCCAGTTGGTGTCTGAATCCGCAGAGAGCGCGCTCAAGGAAGCGTAATAGATAAGCTCGGTTGTATAGGCCGAGTCCGCAATGGGACGGGCGTAGGCTCTGCGTGTCCCAATGACCGTGAACTTCTCGGGCTTGCCGGTCGTGGAATTGGGGTACTGCGTTCTAAGCGTCGTGGGGTCCACGAACTCCAGAACCACCACCGGGTTTGACGTGATGATGAAAGAACGGTGGCCCCGAAAATCCGTGGGGAAGTCGATGTATTCCTGACTGGCCGTGAACGTCAGAGACGTTGTGACCGTCTCCATGTTCTTGTGACCCCCACGGCTTACCAAGTCGCGGGTGATGGTGTTTGTCGCGGTCTCGACGGCCCGCTTGATCTGGCTATCAATCGTCGTGCCTTCGTAGGCCGTAACGTCCGCAGACAAGTCATCCCTGTTCACCGTGTCTGCAATCGCGGCACGGAGTTTCAGGTATGTATCGACGGCCATTTAGATTCTGCCCGGTACGACTTTAAGTTTGCGGTAGTCGATATCATTCACAATCGACTTGAACTTCTTCACGTCGTAGCCCTGCCCCGGCTGGTGTCCGCAGGCCTTCATGATCTTCTCATGCTCAATCAGCGGGATTCGGGTGGCCTGATAAACCTCGACCCCCTTGAAGCCCTTGAAGTCGTTTTGCTGGGCAACGTTCATATCCAGAATGGCGCTCTGCACCTGCAAAGCGGTCTCGCGCTTTACATGCATGGCCTTCTGATCCCCGGTTCCCGTAAACGTCACGGTCGTGCGAATGCCGGTGAGCGGGTTGTATTTCTGGTACTGCCCCGCGCCGATGGTCTGAAACCCCGCAACCCTTGCGCTGTAGGTCAGGGCGTCCAAACCGGCGAAGTATTCTTTGTCCATGGAAAGTGGGGCGAGGATTTTACTCCCCGCCCCTTCCTTCACTAGGCCAGCGCGAACAAAGCCGCGTGCGCTTTTGGCGCATCGACCTGTAGCGTGTACTCGGCCAAGACCATGAACTTCGTGGCGTCGCCGGTCTTCGCCAGATCCGTGCTTCCGATGGGTCGGAGGTAACAGACCTTGGCGTAACGACTATCCACGAGATAGGCGGTGTCGTCTTCGCCGTTTGTGGTGCCCGAGTCCGAGGCAAGCTGAACGTTGCTCATCACGTCCAACTGGCCAAAGTTCGACAGCCACGTATCCACGGCGCCGATGAGGGCCGCAGGACGCACGCCGTTGAGGTTGTAGCGGACCTGAGTGGCCCCACCGAGCGAGCTTTGCAGGGTGAGATTCGAGAACGCCACCTTGTTGCGCGGCGACAGCATGAGCATATCGGGCTTGCCGCCGTCGATGTGCGCTTCCTGGAGGGCCCCGTTGAGGGCCGTCAGGTTCAGCGCAACCGCCGTGGTAGCGGTCAGGTTCCAAGCCGTCGCACCCGTACCACCCGCAGCGGTGAAGTTCGCGAAGTCGCTGGTGTAGCTGTTGGTGATGTAGGCCGGCAGACCGGCGAGCTGGCGGGCGGTACCGACAGAACCCGGAACGTAGGCCTTGTTATCCAACAGGGTCACTTCGATATCGCGGCGAAGCTCGACGGCCTTCAACATTTTCTGGTTGTCGAGTTCGTTCGCGATGCCGGCGACAATCACTTCTTCGCCCGTCCCGGTGACGGAACCGACCTTGCGGCTGATCTGGCAGTAGTTGAACAGACGCACGCGTGCTTCCGCAGCCGCAGCGGACGGCGAATCATCGCCTTCAAGCTGGGCGTTGGTCTTGGAAGCAGCCGCGAGAGGCTGCACCTGCCATTCATGCTTGGTCGTGCCCGGCTTGGGGCCCGTTCCGATGTTCGAGGTGAACGGGGTTTCCTGCGGGTCGATCAGCGAAACGATATCGGTCAGATCCTCGCGGATACCGACCATCGCGTAGGTGTTTTGTGAGTTGGTCTGAATAGCCATGAGCTAATTCCTTTCGGTTAGCCCTTCGCCTTGCGCTGCGCTTGCAGGTATGCAACGGCGTCGGACAGTGAGCCTGATGATTTGAGTTTGGCTCGCGCGGTCTGGGTGGCGCTGAAAGCAGTGGCTTGAGCGGAAACCTTCGCCCCAGGCCGTGTGACCTTGGGCTTTTCAGCAATGGTGCGCTTTACGTCAGGCTCCTTGGATTTCAGCTCTCGATACGTCATGGCGTCCTTGACCATCTCGACCGCTTCAGGATGGGCCATCAATGCCTCTACCTGCTTCGGGTCGGTTCCGGTCTTGGATGCGACGTATTGAACTGCGTCGGAGAAGACGCCCGCGGCCTTGTCGCCGTGCTTTTCGCTCAGTTGCTTAATGGTGGACTGCTTGAGGGATTCGAGGTGCTGGGCCTGTTCGGCCTGACGCCCCTCTAACGCTTTCCCAAAAGACGCCCACATGCGCTGCTGCTGGGCAAAGGCCTTGATCCCTTCTTCAAGACCTAGTTCGTCAATTAGAACGTCCTGGTCTTTCGGTTGGGGGAGTAGGCTTTGAACAGCGAGGAGCGCCGTATCCAGTTGCGCGACCTTCTGCGTGCGGACGTTTTCAAATGCCTTGCGTTCCTCCGAAAGCGCTTGTGTCTTCCGGGTGTGGTCCGCCTTAAGCATGAAGCCATCACGAACCTGGTCCAGCGTGACCTTTACGCCTTCGCCAAGGTCGATCATCTGCCCTTCGGCAGGTTCGTCCTTTGACTCGGTATTGGTCTCGTCTGAGGGTTCGTTGCTCGCAGTCTCATCGTTCAGGGTCTCACCCTCGGCATGGCCTTGGGTCTCGTCGTCCTGCTCGGGTTCGCCTGCCTCTGGGGCTTCGGGCTGGGCCTGGGCTTCGGTAGTCCGCGCTTTGCGGGCCTCTGCGGCGGCTTTGCCTAACGCGCTGGCGTGCGCGCTCAGATCGGTTTTCCCTTGGGTTGCGGCTCGCTTCTCAGCAAGCATCTGCGCGCCCTGGGTTGCGGAAATAGCGGTAGGCGCCGCAGCCGGGGCCGCAGCGGGGGCAACTTCAGTCATGTTTGGGTCCTAGTTAAAGAATGCCCAGGAACTTTTTCCGGGCTCGTTCTTGATAGAAGTCGGGGAGTTCGATCACCTCACCGCCCTTCTCCGTAGCCAGCGCCGCGATGTGCGCGGCAACGCCGGCAACAATCCTCGCAGCAGACAGGTTCAGCCTGCGCCCCTCGTCGTCATTGAGCGGGCAGTTCATTGCAGCGTTCAGATAACCCTGCTGGGTCTTCTCAATCGCATCCTTGAACGCCTCGTTGTTCAGCAAGGCCTTGGCAGTGCCTTCGAGCATCAAAACTCACTCAACATCAGTAATATTGCCAAATCGCGTTGCCGCTTCTTCCTGCGGTCCTTCTCGCGCCATTTATCAACCGCGTTCTGGATTTTCTTGCGGTCGTGGTATTGCAGACCAATAAACCCGCGCGTTGACGGCGTAGGCGGCGGCGCAGGACCGCCTTCGCTAGAACCAATCCCGCCAGTCGTTAGAAGCTGCCCGCCCATTCCTCGGGTTACGAGGAAGGCGGTCACGCAAGCCGGTCTTTCAGGTTGATGCCTGTCGTTCCGTCATACGGAGTTGTTCCGCTCGCGTCTGCGTACACGTTCGCCGTAAGCAGGACGGTTGTCCCGTCGTCCGCATATACCGTCATCACGCCCGTAGCCGGATCGGTCTTGGTCTTGTTCCTCAGAATCTGCTGGGCGATGTAAACCAGCGCGCCCGCTTGGTTGCCTGAGTACAGGGCCGACAAATCAGCACCCCAAACCGCGCTTGCAACGTTCGCCGTCGTCAGCACAGAGCCGCTAGAGGTGATATCCGCCTCCATGTCGCCCTTGGCGCTTATGGTTGCGTCAATGTCCCCAGCGCCCGTAATCGAAGCCACAAGGGCCGCGTAACCGTTGAGAGCTGCGGTAAGTTCTCCGTCACCCGTAAGGTCCGCGCCCATGTTGAGGCGACCGATAATAGTTGCCGCAGCAGCGCCCGTTCCGGTAAGCGCGGCGGCCATCGAAATAACCAGTGCAGCCGTGGCAGCGACCGTTCCCGTCCCCGTCAACGCCGCTTCCATGTTGCGGCTTGGGTACAGGTCGGCGGTAACGTCGCCCTCACCCGTAACCCCAGCAGCCATTTCTCCGGCGACCAGGGGCATGTTGTAGGCCGCTGGCGGATAGTACCCCGTCGGATAAGCCGCCGTGTCGAGGTAGGCGGTGCTTACATCCTGCGCCCGCCAGTTATTCCACCACGCTTGGCGGAAGAAATTACCTGGCGTTCTCGCCTGCGCGCCCCCAATCACGGCCATGTGCGCGCCGAGATTATTGCGCGCAAAATTGCCGTGTATGGCCATCGTTAGGTCCAGCCGAACTTCAAGAACCCGTCGAAGGCTGAGTTGGCCGGGGTTGCCACACCGGATTTACTCAGCCAGTAAAGCGCCGCGCCGTCATAGATGCGCGGGAACGTCGGCATCATGTTCGATGTAAAGTCCATCGGCGTTGCCTGCCCGAGGACCTGTAGCGGGATTTCCGCAAGGCGCACACACAGAGCGACCGTGTACATCCCCGAGGTGTAGGTGGCGTTATTGCGGATCGTCTCAACCGTGCGGATGCCCGCGTCGGCGGCCTGCAAGGGCATAAATGGGCCAAGCTTGCCCGCACCCGTCGCGCCTGAATAAAGAATATGGCTCGCGGTCGCTGCCGTCTTTCCAATCGGGAGAGACGGGCTTGAAGGGGTAGCGCGCGATGCCGTGCCCGCAGAGTTCGTGTAGCCAAGAGACAGGCCCGGCGTACCAGCGCCCAGCGCCGTGGCTTGTGGGTTAAAGAAGATCGCCTGAACCTTCGCCCCGTCGCTGTATCGAGGCAAGCGCGCGGTCAGGGTGTGAGTGCCGGTCCCGGCGTCCGTGTAGGAAATAAACGTTCCGGCGATGGCGTTCGCGTAGCTTGTGGCAATGTTCGCGGTCGTCGCGGATACGCGCTTCAGCCAATAGTCAGTGTTGGTCGAAAGCCCTGTCGGGAGGGCACCGCCCGAGTTGGTAACGCGTACCTTCGTGTAATCCTGCCAGTCGTTCGTGTAGGTGAGCAACAGCCCGCCAGACGATGAAGCTGTAAACGTATTGCTCCAAATCGTGTTCTGCGCGGTCGTGGTCGTGACGGAGGTGACGCGCATCCAACCGAGAACGTCGACCAACATAAGCGTGTTTGGGACGACCGTCGCCGCCGCAGTGACCGCCTGCCCCGCAGTCAGCACCTTAAAGCCGTCACCCGAGGCCCCGACATTCCCACCGTGGTAAATGCACCCGGCGTTCGTGGTCTGGTCACACAGCGATTGGAATTGGAGGTTTGTACCCGTGTCGAAGATAGCGTCGGCCTGGGGATATCCACCGCCACGGAACAGCGTATGCCATTCGTTCGCGACAGCCGCAGCCGTTGGGTTGAACTGCTTCGAGAACGTCGCTTCCCATTCCTGGCCCGAGCCGGAAATGGCGTTAATCATGTTGTCTGTGCTGGTGAATCCGGCCACTAGACTGGCCTCCAAATGGTTGTTAGGTCGCCAAGGATAGAACTCGCCGCAAGCGTGCCGACCGGCAGCGCGGCAAGGTTCAAGTAAGCATCATCCCGAATGCGCGGTAGTTGCTTCTGGTGAAGCAGGAAGTCCCACACAGCCGGGGCTGTCGTCTCAAAGATGTTGAACACACAAAGCGGTTTGACCATCACAAGCGAGAGCACGCCAACGTCGCCCGCGCCGAAGATTTCAATGCTCTCCGGGTACGCAACGCCGCTGTCGCCGCTCGCAAGCGGGAGAAACAACCCGCCCGCGCCCGCAGTCGTCGGGGCAGACGAGGCCACAGTGCCGGTTGTTACCTGGGTATTCAGCCTCACAACCGGAGTTGTCTTGGTCTCGTTGTTCTGGTTCTTGTACGTGACTTGAATCGTCGCGCCGCCCGCGTACGGGAACTGCTCGACCAACATCATCTGCGCGCCATCGGCTGCGCCGTAACGCAATCCATCAAGAACGGTCTGAGACGTGGTGAACGTCTGAACGCCAGCGTCCATGCCGATCCCGGACCAAAACGCCAGATAGTCCATAAGCTGCAATGTCAGCGGCGCAGCCGTCGCCGTCACCGTTTGCACCGTCAGCGTATGAAGGTGCTTTGTGTATCCGGCCTTATCCTCGCCGTGGTCGATCCCGCCGTCCGTCGAACGCTTCAGCAACGCCCCGACAAGCGGTGATCCGCCGTAGTATTGCGCCGGAGGATTGCCGGGCGACATACTAAGATCAAACCAAATGCCCGACGCGGTTGTCTGCGTTGGAGCCTTCGACCAAGACCGATAGAGCGTGCGGCCCTCATCATAGGCCGCCGCGACCTCTTTATGAGTTAAGGCTGTCATTATTCCTCAGGTGGCGGGGCTTGTTCTTCGTCTTCGTTGACTTGCTCGAACGGCCCGTCCTTGTGTTCGCAGGCAATGTGGTCTTGCCCTTCTTGGACACGCGTAACCAATCCGCAGACCAAACAGGTGTAACGGATTATCGCCATACCACGGTGCGGCCAAGGCAAGCGGTAGCGGCCTGCCCGACCGTATCCTTTGCTCTCCGAACCAGTTTTTTAAGCATCCCGCCCTTACCAATCAGAGCGGCCCCGACATTTGCATGCACGCGTTGGCCGTCGTGCTTGCAGTTGTCAAAATGACACACACCATCGACCACGCGCACAGGAGCCTCGCAAACCGAACACGTATAGAGAGGCCGGGGGTCGATGTAGAAGCCCACTTATGACTCCGTAATCGTCAAAGCACCCGCCGCAAAGCGCGGTTGGATCTGGTTGGACACAGCGATAGAGGCTGACAACGCCCCGGTGTGCCAATAGGCCGTGCTTCCGCTCGAACCCACGCCGGTAGACACATCGGTAATGGTCGCACCCGAGGCACCGCACTGAGCAAACTCAACCGCAGCCACGTTTGACGTTGCGCCGCCGCTCGGGGCCGCCCAGCCAGAAGTTGTGCGGGCCACAGCTACACGGGCGTAGTTGGTGTAGGCCGTTTCATCTTCCGACTGATTACCGCCAGCAGAGACGGTCGCGGTATGCAGCGCCACATAGATGTTGGTCAGCGGGCTCGACGCGGCGTTGTCGGCCACGTTCGACCATGCCGTCGCGTTGTACATCAGGGCGAGGATTGAATTTGAGGATGCCGTACTCTTTGCCATTAGTTCATCCTTGTGGGCCGCAGCCCAATCGGGTTGTTCTGAGAGTCGTAGATAACTTCCTTAGGCGTGTTTATCGCTCTAACCATCGCGGCTTGCTGCGCCTGTAGGCCCTTGATGGCTTCCGCCACAGCCGACATATCGGCCCCCTGGATTGCGCTAACGGCCCCCACAAGGCCCTTAATGTCAGCGCGAAGGGCTGTGATTTCCTTGGCAACGCCCGCGAGGTTGGCGATGGCCTGGGCGACAGGCTTAACGTCGAACGCCGGAATCTTGGGCGTCTCGATGGCCTTAACCGCAGCGGTCAGCTCTCTAATGGCTTTCAATAAATCCGGGTCGACCTGATCCGGCCCGTCATCTTCCATTGCCATTTCAGCGAGGTGATCGCGTTCGTCATCACGCAGCATTGCGCTTCTTCACTTTCGCGGCTGCGGCCTTGGCAAGGGCGGCGTCGGCCTTGGTCGTCTCGATTTCCTTCTTGTCCTCGTTGGCCTGCCGGTCGGAATCAACCTTCGCGGCGTCAACAAGAACCTTGGCGCGGTCGGTGGCGTTCTTTTCAGCATCGCGTTGGCGCTCAAGTCCAAGCTTGGCCATCTCGAGACGCTCTTGCGAGTCCAGCTTGGCGAGTGTGACACGCTCGTCGGAAGCGATCTTTGCGTCGGCCTTGTACTTCTCGACATCGGCGTAAACCATGGCATCGGGCGTCGGTCCCGGAGGCGCTGGAGGCGGGACTTGGAACTCTTCACCCGGGTCGCGGAAGATGTTCTCGGGATACGAAACACCACCAGCCTGCGCGATCATCTGGCGGATCTTCACGGCCATGCTCGGCGTGACAATCGGGTTGTTCGGGCCAAGCTGGGCGATAATCTCGTCCTGCATCTGCTTCAGTGCACCAAGCATCGTGAACTCTTGGGCCCGGTTTCCCGTCCCAAGCCCGGTGTTGATATTCACGTCCAGGTCGTCCAGACCTTCCCAAGCACGGGGGTCAATCGTCTGCGGCGCGCCATCAACCTGAACGACACGCGCGAAGTCCTGATAGGCCTTCAGGCAGCGGAACACACCACGGAATAGCTTCCGCATCCCACCCTGCGCCCAAATGCGGGCGATCATCTCAACCCGGCCCAGCATCGCGGAATACTGGTTAGCCGCGGCGGTGGCCGATTGGTTCTGCAAGGCGTCAGGGTCTAGCCCCGCGCTCTGCCGCGAGACACCCGAAGTCATCTCGGCCTGGCCGTCGTAGTACTGCATCGCCACAAGGGCCTTATCGGCCACGAACGGGATGGCTATCTCGCGAATGGCGTTCGGCTGCTTGACCAGGATCGGCGCACCGGGCGCCATGTTCATGAGTTGGTCGGGCTTAACAATCCAATCCATCACCACCTCACGCTGAGGCGTGTTGGAGAGGAACAGGTTGTCGTTCATCTGGCGAACGAGAACCGTCTGGATCTTCTGGATCGCGGCCAAACGGTCAGCGGGGCAGCGGCCAAAGATCGTGTGAGGGAGCGGCTCCGGGCAGAAGTCCGCAAAGCCAATCTGATCGTTGTAGGCGTCGATCTCTAAGAGCTTGGGCGCGGTTTCAAGACCACCGGCCACAAAGTACCATTCCTTGAGGCCCGTCCCGTCGTAGTCGCAGGTCAGAATGCCGCGCGTGACAGCAACCCTGCGCAGCATCGCGTCAACGCCATCACCGGGGCTCTCGCCGGCAGTGGATTGCGTGTACTTGCGCGTACGGTCCGGGTACGGGTCTCTCCAGGTCGGCAGCGCGTTAATCACATCGGGATCGTAGCCAAGGCTAATCAACGTCCCGACCATAACCCCGGTCCGGTGAGCCTTAAGCACCGCGTCCTCTAATGAGCGCGCATCCCTGGAGACGACAAACTCTTCAGGAGGAATAACGTCAATGCAGCACTTGGACTTATTGATTCGAGTGCGAATTTTGACCGAGTGGACCTGAGATGGAATCGGGCCCTCTGGGGTCTGAGCGATAACCTCTGACGCCGAATGCTCGACAATCTCCGCGCCATTGGCCTGCGCTTGCGCAGCCAAAAGGAGCATTTGGTCATCGGTGAGCCCCTCCAATACTTCGTCTTTGGCTTCCCAGCGCTCTTCCCACCACCACATGGCGGTCCCGAGCTTCTGGACCAATGCGTCTTCAGCCCAATCACCAAGAAGCAGTTCGCCGCGATTGTCCTTGCGGAACACTACGTCGTTAATAAACCGCGTGATGAGCTTCACAACCGGCTGCATCTCGGGTTTCGGAGACACGTACTCGGCCATATTCCGGCCCGAGGTGAAGATCCGAAGCAGGTTCGGCTTCATTAGGCCGATGTAGTTCGCAACGGTGTTTTCCACGACACGCGAACGTCCCGCAGGGGCCGGGAGATCGTTCATAATCCCACGGTAGTAATCGTAGTTCCGGTCACGTTCGGCTGCGATGTTGTCCGCGCCGTAGATATGCTCCAGGCCAGCCGTCATCTCTAACGAGATCAGTCTTTCAACCTCTTCGTTAGTCAGCGGCTTGCCGGGCTCGGCTTTCATGCGACCCAATCAACCTTGAAATTCGTCACTGCATCGCTCCATTGGGCCTTCTCTGTCTTCTTGATCCCGGTGAATAGGTAGCGCATGGCGTCAGCGCCGTGGCTCGTCCAATCATGGAGCGGCTTGTCGCGGAACACCTTGCGCTGCTCGTCAAACTCAGTGCGGTATTGCTTCAAGGCTTCGATGCCTCGGCGGCACTTGTCCGCATCGAACCAACAGCGGTTGAGAACCAGGCGCACGGCGCTGATCCCGTCCTCTACGCGAAGCTTCGGGGCGACCGTGACCTTGATCCCAAGCTGTTCAAGGACCTCTTTGCGGCTCTTGCCAGTCCCGAGTTCCTTGGCCTCAACATCGTGCGGCAGAAGGTGGCTCGCATACACGTAGGGCCGCGACTTCAATTCGCCGGCATACCAATCAAGGCCAACACCTGAGTTCTCCACGTAGTCGATCAGGTGATATTCCTGACCAACTTGCTGGCAGAACCAAATTGCCGTCGCGTCACCGATTCCCAAGTCCCACGCCGTAATAACGTCCGTGGCCTTGTCGTAGGGCACGCGGCAGATACGTTTCTCACGTTCGGCCTCGGCCATCTCTTTGCCGTAGTAGGCGCCTTGAATTGCGGCCTCGAAGCTGCACTCGTATTCCTGAGCGTACTGGTCTTCCGTCATCGAACGGCGCGCAGCCTGTAGCTCGGCCTCGGGGATTAATCCCGTTTCGGACGCCTTGTGAATGGCGCTGTACCACTCATCGGGATTAGCTAACGCCCGCTGATAGGTGTCGTAGAAATCGTTATGGCCCTTTGGCGTGCCGATGAAGTCAGCCCACCCAAGGCGGTCAGAAAGCGCGGGGCGTATGACCGGCCATATCCTCGGGTCCTGGTCGGCGTACTCATCCAGCACAACGCCGTCAAAATACAGGCCGCGCATGGCGTCCGGGTTATCCGCGCCAAATAGCCTAATTCTCCCGCCATTTGGGAGATCGGCCCTTAACTCGGCCTCGTTAAACGTCGCCCCATGAGGCACAAGCGGCGCGCAGTAGTGTTTGACGTAATCCCAAGCCACAGCCTTGGCCTGCTTCAGATACGGCGCTACGTACCCGAACATTGGTCGGGGCAGGTGTTCCGTGAGCGCGCCGCGAATCAGTTCATTCACCCGAGAGACTGTCTTGCCGCCTCGGCGGTGCACAACCTCACAGGAGAAACGCTGCTTACGGTTATGGAACGGCAGAAAGAGTTTGCGGGGTTCGTAAGGAATTACGATCCGCTGTTCTGATTCTGCCAAGTAATGACCATTTGGAACGGCTTATCGTCGTTCCCGCTCAATTCGACGTTCGCCAAGTCAGGTAGCGTTTTCTTCAAAAGACCGAGCGCGGCGTTAACCTGCGTCGGTTTCAGATCAAGATTGTTAAGAACATGATCTTCCAGCCGATTTATAAGCTGACTGGTCTGGATTTTAGCCCGCGTTTCCTCATCGTGGCGGATCTTCACCGTGCGCGCGGCCATCACGCAGCCTGCGATTCAGCTTCCAAGTATCCCGGAACCAATGTCGGGTCGCGGTTGTACTCGGGATTGGCGTGAAGGCCCCTCGTTGCCGCGAAAAATGGCAGGAGGCCGTAGCCGTAAACGGTCACTTCGAAGTTCCTCGGTAATTGATGTTTGCGGACCAGCTCCTTGAGGTCTTCCAGCATTTTGTCGAAGTCCATTTGCTGGCGGGCCATGTGGGAGTTGGTCTCGAAGGTTCGGCGTATCCCATTGACGGTGTAGGTCAGGGCGCCGGAAGTTGCGTCGGGCGCTTCAGGCTTTTCGTAGCCGTGCAGCTTTCCCCTGGATCTGGAGCTATCCATTCCAAATAGATGGAAGTGTTCGGCCCCGATATTGCTCCCAAGATACATCGCCCTCAAACCCACCGTTGTCGGCCCCGCGACGATGAACCACGGCTTCGTGGGCCACATCTCCTTGAGATAACAATTCGGCTCTGGTCCCTCGGGGAAGTCCTGGCCGGCGTGCCAGAGAAATACCGGGTAGTCCTTCAGAGCCTCAAAAACTGAATCGTGGCACTGACTTGAAACGAAGTAGCGAACGTCTTTACGAGGCCGTTTAACGTAGTCTTTGACCCATTCCTTCGGGTCTAGAAGGATATGCGCCCAAGGAACGATATCGTGCTCAAGGAGCCAATCGTGGGACTTGTTCACCGAGACGATGTTCACACCCCGGCGCGATAGCTTGCGGATCGTGCCGATCTCGTCATTGATCGACGGCCCGCCCCCTACGATGGCCCATTCCTTGGCTGTATTGATGCACTGGCGATGATGGGGGAGATTCCGCTGCATCGCTTCACCAGCGCGGCGGCGGATTTCCTTGCGGTCTATTCTCCCCCCGGTCTGGGCAAGGAGCTTGTCTCGGATGGTGAGCGGTTTATCGGTGTCGAAGTTAAGCGGCGGGAGGGGGTTTTCAGCCAGGTATTTGTCTATGGCTGAAGCGCTTATCTCTAACAAATCAGCAGCCCTTGCCGCCCTTTTTCTTCGTGGTCTTTTTCATTGAGTCATTCCAACGGTTTGGGTGGAACCCGAACGGTTCAGGTTGCCTGTGAAGAGGCTCGCCAAGGTGGTTGTAAAGCCCGGTAAAGCTGTCGCGGTCGGGCTGGTGGTATTCGCGCGCGGTCGTCGGCTCCGGTTCCTTCCACCAGCTTGAGCGCGGACGAGTGCGGTTCATGGAGCCTCAGAGGATTGCGCCCGCCCGGTCGTGCCCCGGGATAAAATATGCCTATGGCTGTGCAAGACGGTCTGAGCGCAAAGGGTTAGGCCTATGCGGCCTGAATTAACTCGGGGGCGATGCTGGCTTTCCAGCCGCCACTTTTCAGCATCCTCGCTTTTCGCAGGATGTAGCGCGGGTCATAGCCCGCCAATTGGCACACGGTTTCAAGCCCCGGCGTTATGCCCAGGAGGAAGCGGCGGGCTTCACCACGCTCGCGCTCGGCGCGGGTCGTGGATGCCTTGCTGCCGTAAGCCCGATCAGCCCACGCGGCCATCACGGCGGGGCGAGACTCCATCTCAAGCCCCTTCTTACGGCGCTTACGAGCCCGCTTCAGGGCCCATTTGAAGAATACCGGTCCGGTGATATCTGCGGTCGCGTCCACAACGGCCTGCGCGACGACGGCCCGCCATAAACGGCGCTCCGGTTCCATGTTGGCTCCAGCGATGTGTGGAAATGAAAACGCCCCGGCTTTGTGGGCCAGGGCGCAATTACGGAACGTACTATTCGCGATGGTTTTATTCTTCGCCCTGCAAGTCAATGCCCTATTTTCGAGATGCCGCCCAAGCAGTGAGCGCGGCCATTCCCTTGTTCATCGCTATGGCTTGGCAATCCTTTGTGTCCTTCCTCGGCATCCGTATCCAGTGGCGCCAGTTGCTCGGCATCTGTTCATGAACAACAACATTCTCGATAAGCTTAAACACTTCGCCGCCGGCAGACATCAGTTTGGCGCAGGCATAGCGGTAAGCGCGCTCGGCTTTCGGAACGCTAATTTCTTCGGGAGCCCCGCCCCCGGTCGCGCGGGTGAGGTCGATTGCTGGCGGGGTGGGTTTGCCGAATAGTATCTTACGCACGCCGGCAAACAGCACGCAGGCTGTATGCTCATCCTGGGTCAGCCAGCCGCGAAGCAGCAGCACATCAATGGGGCAGCTCGTCCGTTCAAGGGCAAGCTTCTGTGTCTCTTCGTCCGCGTCCTTCCACCGGGTTACGCGCATTGCTGAGCCCTTACCGTCGAACTCGGCCGGCACTGGCTTTCCGCCAGCCAGCAGGATGCGCCGGTATTGTTGCTCCGGCGTCCCGTAATCCTTGGCCTCCACCGATTTGCGGCGGCCACCCTTCCAGATTTTGATTTTCTTGACGTGCATAGGTGCCACCTTCACTTAAATTGTTTCACGTGTGACGCTCTGCGCCATCGTTCGTCTGGGTTTTTGAATTGCCGCCAATCTCTTCTGTGCCCGGAACTTTGTGCGCGCCAGGACGGCCTGTTGATCCATTAAAGGACCAAGATCCGTCCATACGGCTGACCTCTTAGCGTGGCCCGCGGCGTAATCGTCAGCCGTTGCGATATCGCGGTAGGTGGTCGCTGCGTACAGTTCGGCTTGGAGGGCTTCCACAAGGGGCTGGAGGCTATCGAGGGCTTGTTCTGTTTCGGCGATGGTCACGCGAAGATGATCCTGGAGCGCGAGCGGCTCGGCTTTGCGAATAGGAACGGTCATGCAGCACCTTTCAACAAACCGAACTCTTCGAGGATTGCGGTCGGGACGATGCACCCGCCGTATCCAGGTTGAGGCCCGTAGCCCGATAGCGGCCAGTACTCGTCGCGCTTGAAGCGCCTCAGCGCAGAGCGCCAGTCCTCGTCGGTTTTGCTCGGCAAGGATTGGATCGGCGCTGTTGCCGTGGCGTCGGAGTAACCGCCCTCCATCAGCTTGGTGAACTTGGAATCGGTCAGGAAAAAGTCGATATCCGGGCGCCAATTTTCATGCCCCGGCCGGCGCGGTGTTTCCCCACGGAGGAACTTCGAGGCTTTCGCGCGAGCAAGCGCCTTGTACCAGCCGTCGATCCCGCCCCAATCGCGCAGCCGAGCGCGGATTTTCGTCCTGCGCTGTTCGCTGATCCTCTCGCACTTCGGCCAACGAAGTTGCTCGGCAAGGTCGTTGTAAGCTTTGACCGCTTCGACCTCTTGCCCTGAATCCTGAATTTCCTTAACGGGACGTACTACTTCTTTCTTCTCTGTCTCTCCCTCTGGTCTAGCATCCGCTTGCGCCTGCTTGCTTTCGCTAGCATCCGCTAGCACTTCTTCAAGGAAACCACATTCAATCAAAGGACTTAGGTCTGGGCGCTTGTCGAGGTACGCAACGCGCTTAAGGTAATCGGGGCTTCCTTCGATTACGCCGTTATTGCGCGCGGCCACGATCATGCAGACCACCATAAGAAGCTTGCTAGCGTCTGCTAGCGTCACCCAATCTTCGCTAGCAAGGATCTCAACATGGAGTTTGATCCACGGCGGATTGCGGTCCTTGTAGTGCTGGTACTTTTCCCAGTTCTTGATTTTGTACTTGGTGGCCATGTTACTTCGCCAAATTAGAGAACCACGCCGATGAGTGATCGAAATGACACGTCACGCTCCCGATAGGCCCGTGCCTTTGCTTGGCAACGATGACCTCCGCGGTGTTTTCGATCTCCGGGGGAACGGCTCGGTTAGCCCGTTCGAGGTAGTACTGGTCCCGGTACACGAACATCACCACGTCCGCGTCCTGCTCGATTGAACCCGACTCTCTAAGGTCGGAGAGCATGGGGCGCTTGTCCTCGCGGCTTTCTACCTGGCGGGACAACTGAGATAGAGCGACAACTGGAACGGCGAGGTCCTTTGCAAGACACTTCAGCCCCCAGGTGATCTCGGAAATCTCTTGGACCCGGTTGCCGGCCTTCGATGACGGCGCGATGAGCTGGAGATAGTCGATAATGACGATATCCAGGGCCTTGCGCTTGAGGCGCCGGCACGCTTTGCGGATCTGAGCGACGGTCTGCCCTGCACCGTCTTCAATCACAAACGGGATTTGGGCGAACTCCTGCTGACGGCGGGCGAGGTTCGCAAAGTCGGCCGGCCCTACCCTACCGTTCCGCATACGGTGGGAGTCCATGTGGGCGAAGTGAGCAAGTGCTCGGTTGGCCAACTGGTCGCAGGACATTTCGAGCGAGAACAGAGCGACAGACTTCTTTGCCCTTGCGGCGTTGAAAGCCATCGTCAGAGCTAGCCCTGATTTGCCCATAGAGGGCCGTCCAGCAACAATGATGAGGTCGGACTTATGAAGACCACCTAACTTGTGATCGAGGTCTGCCAGGCCCGTAGGAACGCCGATAATCGCCCCATTCGCCTTGTGCGCCGCTTCGATGGTGGTGATTGCACGGGCGGCGGCGTCACCGATGGAAACGAAGTTCAATCCGGCTCGGGCTTCCGTGAGCGAGAATAGATACTCCTCAAGGTGTTCAATCTGACGTTCGGCGGGGTCGGTCGTGTCGTAGGCCGTCGCACTGGCTTGAGCAGAGAGGGAGATGATCTCCCGGCGCAGGAACAGGTCGTAGAGGATGCGGCCATACTCACCCACGTTATTGTGGGTCACGGCACAAGCAGCAACGGAGACAAGGAACTTGTATCCACCAGCCTGTGCAAGCATGGGGTCCATCTCGGACTTTGACTTGAGCGTCAGAAGCTCGGCCTTCTCGCCCTTGGCGATGGTCTCTGAGATGATTTCGTAAAGCCGGGCGTTGGTCGCGTCGGAGAAGTGTTCCGGCTTGAGATAGTCCGAAACCTTGTCGAACGTTGAATTACGCATAATCAGCGTGCCCAATAGGGCGTGTTCGGCCTCTACGTTGGCCGGCGCAGGACGCAATACATCCGTGGGAAGTTGGAAAACGTTAGACATAACTATCCAGCAACACCCAATTGGGCCGCGCGAGTTTTCACAGCGTAGGTGGATCGGCTCAGACGTTCGCCAATGATGATCGCGCCGAGGGTTCTGTATGAGTGGAAGATCAAGGCGTCCTCGGTCGGCGTCCAGCAGTTCCGCTTAGGGAAAACTCGAACAGCCTTGGAGGGCGCCGGTTCAGGCTTAGGCGGATACTTGACGTGTCCTCGAATGATGCTGGGCATCCCCTACCCCCTTAAGGCTTGTTCGATCTTGCGTGATACGTGGTGGCCTGACTTGCGAAGCTCGTAGATCAAAGCAAGGGCTACCAAGTTGATTGCTGCCTTGCGCTTGTCGGAGGACTTCACATGACGAGCGGCTGCGCCATTGGCATACGTGACGGCGCGCTGTGCCTGGACTGATAACGGTGGGGTCGGCTTCATAGAGGCATTACCTCCTGCTTTGCGGGCTTGGGCTTCTCTACGAACATGTCGGGCTGCTTCATCGCATTCTCGACGCGACGGCAGGACAGGTCGAAATACTTAGGATCGATCTCTATCCCGATGAACCGCCGACCGGTTTTGACGCACGCGACTCCGGTCGTGCCGCTGCCCATGAATGGGTCGCACACTAGGTCCCCTCCATCGCTGAAGAGGCTGACAAGTTCGCGCATCAAGGGGACAGGCTTTTCAGTTTGATGCTCGCCTTGTCGGTCCGGCTGGTTGGTTAGGTGCGTAAACACGCCACGGCGACCGCCACCGTTCCAAGTCGAGTGGCCCTTGCCGCACCAAGCCAGCGGAATAGACTCGTATCCAGGGGCCGGCATCTGCCCATTAAACTGCGGGGACGCGTCGGGCTTCACCCAGATCATCGTCCGCTTGTATTTCGCATCGGCTGCCTCGAGGGCGTCGCGCCATGCGCCAGCGGCCTCGGCCTGGCAAAAGAACATCACCCATCCGTCCGACGCGTGGGAACACAGCCGCGCCACTTCAAGGCGCGTGGACTCGGTGATGGCAGAAAAGTCCAAATCCACGTTAATGCCGGTCTTCAAGCTCTTATTCGTTCTGCGCCCGACTCGGTGCGCTTCCTTTTCGTAGGGCGGATCCGTAATGACGCAATCGAACCTGCCAAGCGTCGGCAGCAGTTCCAGGCAATCGCCTAGATACATCTCGCAATTCCCTATGACTTCTTTGCGGTACGGAGTCACGCAGCCTCCGTCTCTATCTTCCGGCAACCGTTCACGCTCTCGATCTCTACGAGAACAGCGCCGTCGAATGTGTTTGAAGAAGTCCAGGCAATGCCGAGATCCACAATCTTGGAATCGTCCTCGATCACGCAGAGCCGGGTCAGGGAATCACAGAGAGCCTTTAAAAGATTATCGAGGTCCTGGCGGCGGTTGGTGTGGCGCTTGACGATAAAGCGCACACGTACTGCACCGGGGACGGTCGGGCTCTCGGGATTGCCGATGACCTTTCGCCAGAAGAGCGAGACATACTCATCCGTGCCGCGCTTCCATGTGGTGTAGCGCTTGCTCTCAATGCGACGGCGCCCGAAGTTGTTAAAACACGCTGACAGCGGCGGGGGCATTGCTGGTAGCTGGAAGGAAATACATTTCACTTCCTCAGCAAGCTCACTCACTCTCGCCTGGTTGCGTCTTGCCTTGACGCTGCGGCTACGGAGGGAGGTGGGGGTCACGGCTTGTTCCATTCGGCCATAAACCCGGCGAGAGCATCGTTTGCGAACTGCTCAAGTTTATCCATCGGCGTTTCCATCAGCTTTTCGATTTGCTTTTGGAGAGACTCAATGGCCGTCTGACGACGCTTTTCGCGCTCCATCATTACTGAACGCTTCCACCACTCCTTGGGGGATTTCAGACCTTCGAGATAAACGCTGTCACCAAGAGCCCACCGCCGCTCCTGATAGTGCTGCTCGATCTTGTCATGCAGAGGCTTTGCCGCAGCGTTGCGCCGTTCCCAAGAAGGGTCTGGTTCGGGCGCAGCAATGGCCCAATCCGCCATGACGTCTTTAGGATAAGTATTGGCCGAGGCTTGCGAGCGGGCGCCGCGACCAGACACAGCGAAACCCGTAGCCGCAGCACCGCCGAGAATTTTACCCATGCGCGCAAGCGCCCCTCTGCGAAGTGCGTCCATTTATTTTCTCTCCGACGAAACATGGAGCGGTTTGCCGCCATTGATACGTTTAACGGGGGGAAGTCGGTAGGGAAACCACGGCCCGTTGCAGCGGCGAACCAAGCCAGAAAAAAGGCGCGAGCCCTCGGGGAGGTCTCCGGGGGAATGGAGATTCGCCAAGAGCCCGCGCGTCGAGTTCAGGGGAGTCCCATGGCTGGAGAGAGCCATGTCACGATAAAAAGCCAGACGTTCAGAGACCCAGCGGCTCTCTCTGCGAGCCAGCTCCATCCGGGAGCCACGGTCGTTCGAATAGGGGGCGGCGATCACCAGCGGGAATGGGGGGGCACTGATGATCGCCTGGCGCGGTCTGCAATCCCCGCGCGTTCTGAAGGATGATGTGAGCCCCCGACCCATGATTTAGGACGCCGCCAATTGCAGCATGGGGTCGGTCTGGGTGAGCGCGGGCTTTTCGTCAGAGCTGATAAGCATCTCGAACGCTCCGAAGGCGGCGCTAACCTGATTCACCTGGGCCGGGTTCTGAAAGTTGATCCCCTTGATGAGGTGCGGGAGAAGGTCGGCCTTTAGCTGGCGGAACGCATGATGCAGATCCGGTCTATTATCGACCGCCACGAGGTCAATCGCGCGGGCGCGGAAAGCGTGCCGCGAGATGTGCCCGCGCTCTTCGAGGGCCACAACCAACCGATGGATGCCCGACTTCGACTTCAGGCCCATCGCCCGCTTCATCTCTTCGTAAGAGGGGCAAACCCCGTCATGCGTGATGGCGTAGTTTCCGATGAAGTCGAGAAGCTTTTTCTGCTTAGGGGTCATACGTCACCCGGAGGCGCTTTGCGGATATCAAAGAAATCGGCCGGCGAGATTTTGTCGGGAGCCTTCGCGAGAAGCTGGCGTTGACGCTTCGGGGGAATATGGCCGTCAGTCCCGCCCTTCTCTTTTTTGTAGGTCCAGCGATGAACGCGCGAAACGTCGCACTTCAACAGCTCCGCGACGGCTTTAGCGCCGCCAAGTTTTTCTATGATTCTAGCCGCTACGTTGCTCATAGCGGGCATTATTGCGGAAGCCGCAAGTTATGTCAATGCGTTTTCCGCAATACCACATGTTGCGGATTTGGCAGACACTCCGCGCCATGGCCACTCTGATACAAATGCGCGAATTCATCCGATCCGCCCTCGAACGGAAGTCCGACAAAACGCAGCGCGGTATCGCTGCCGCAACTGGCATAGACCCGACCGGCGTAAGTCGGATCCTCAGTGGAGGCCGTAAAATCAGCGCCGATGAGTGGCACCAAATTTGTGTGTATCTCGAAATAGACCCAGCAACGGGTGAGGATGCTGCACCCGCACATAAACCCCCGGTGCAAGCGAGCCGAAATCTTTCCAGTAGCGGCAACGAAGCAACAATTGCTAACGTTTCTGACGTAGGAGCCGCTCGGGCTCCCGCTCCGGGGTCGGGGGACATGCCGGTGTGGGGGACCGCAGGCGGTATGGCTGCTGGGGAAGTTATATTTATGAATGTTGGCGAACCCACGTGGACCAAACGGCCAGGCATCCTTGAGGGAGTTACAGGCGCATTCGGCGTCTACGTCCTCGGCAACAGTATGGAACCGGCCTTCAAACAGGGCTGGATTGTCTGGGTAGATCCCCACCGCCCCATTGCGCCCGGCGATGCCGTTGTGGTCGAGCTGAAGTCCGGGCAGGCCTATATCAAGAACCTCGTCCGCCGCACGGCCAAGGCCGTCATTTGCGAGCAGTGGAACCCCAAAACGCCCGTTGAATACCCCACCTCAGAGGTCAAGCGCCTCTACCTGATCGTGGGTTCAACGAGGGTCCGCGCTTAACCACAACCCATTGATTTGACGGCATAACCCGCCGCATTGCGAAATTTATTCATTGACTTGCGTTTTTCGCATTGACTGACATTGCGTTTTCCGCAATACTCCCTGCATACGAACCGCCCACCAGGGAGCCCGCCCATGATTGAAACTTCAGCGCCAAAGCCGAAATCTCGTGAGCGTCACTGCTGGTACTGCGGCGCGTCGCTCGGCATCGTCCAAGACCGCCTCTATGACCGCACCGACACATGCGGAGCCTTGGAGTGCAATCGCGCCGCTCGCGACCAGATCGCGGCTGATCGCGAAGAGGCGCATGAGCAGCTTGACCGCGACATGGGCTGGTACTGAGCCATGTCCGACTTCATCGGCCAGAACCCCCGCTTCATCAACGCTGACCTCGCCCTCATGGATATGGCGCGGACTCAGTTGGAAGCCTGCATAGCCGCGATCCAGGCCATCAAGGAACGCGCGATCCTCAATCCCACAAAAGACCGCATTGCAGGCCTCGTGGATGGAATCATCGACGTGAAGTCTGACCTCTCTCACGCAATAGCGTGTGCGGAAGATGCGGCGACGATGAAGGCGGCTGAATAATGAAAACTTCATCGCCAGCAGAACACAAAGACACCGTGCCGACCGGAAGCGGCGGGGTCGGATTTACACCGGGGCCTTGGAAGGTTCTGGCTGACAAGATTGATGTTGGCCCCGACAGCGGCTTTAGCGTGATCGGCGGGTGCGGGTGCTGCGATAGCCCTTGGGTTATGCCGTTTGAGCCCAAAGGCGAAGCGCTCGCCAACGCCCGCCTCATCGCCGCAGCGCCAGAGCTTTATGAGGCGCTACGCGACTTCTTCGAGAACCCGGATTTTGTTTGCACAGTCGGCGGCAACCCTATTCGCGTGCAGGCAATGATGGCTCGCGGTATCGCCGCACTCAAGAAAGCGCGTGGTGAGTCATGACCTCACCGCATCCAATGTTCGTGAGCATCTTCCGTGCTTACGGGGTGGCTCCGACCGGCCCGTTCACTTGCATGTACTGCACGCAAGGCACGGACAACGACGACGACATTTGCGACGACTGCCGCTCAGAAGGCGAGCAATGCAAGGGCTGCGGGGTAACGCGCGAGCAGCACAAGCACATGGAAGCTCCCTGCCCTTTTGAAGACTGTCCGTTCAAGGAGATGAAATAATGGAAACTGAATCTCCAGGCGCATCACTAGAGCAGGGTTGCCGACCTGAATTGCCGGCGGTCGGGTTCACACCGGGGCCGTGGAAAGCCACGCAGCATCCATATGGTGCAAAGCCGTGGGTCGTGAATGGGCCGGATCGTCACCCCATTGCAGGATCAATCGGTCGCGGCGAGAACGCGCTTCTTATTGCCGCAGCCCCCGCGCTGTACGCCGCTCTTGTGGAAATAGCGAGCGCTGTCGTGACCACGGACTCGGGCGCAAACGCACAGACCATTTGGCGGCTCAGAAGTGCAGCTCGCGCAGCCATCAAGCAAGCGACGGAGTAAGAAACATGGCCGACAAAACACTTGAAGATAAGGCTGTAGAAATTCTGGATGCGTCGCAACACGCCATCGGTGCGTTTGGCGACAAGCTTGCCGACCTGGCGAAGCAATATGGCCCGGATGTGGCCGAGGCCGCCCTACAGATGGCGCGAGTGGACGCCATGAGCCACCTAGTGACGCTTCTCGTTTTAGCGGTCGTTTTGGCCATCGCGCTTAAATACGCCGTCCTCCCGACGTGGAAGTGGGCGCGCACCTACAAAGACTCCGGCAATTACTCAGATGGCTTCGAGTACGTCCCGGCGGTTCTTCTGTGGATGGCGTGGAGCGGGTGCGCGGCTGCGGTTGTGATCGGTCTGAGCAATCTTTGGCTGTGGTTCGGCATCTTTGAGCCGAAGCTTTGGCTCGCCAAGCGCATCCTGGGTCTCTGACCATGACCCTATTCCTCAACTCTGTAGCTGCCTTCTTGTTGGCTCTTACCTTTGTAGCTGTATGGGTGGTGACGCCGTGATGCTCACAGAAGAAGAAGCGAAGAAGAAGGCGTGCTGCAAGGGAAGTTCGATGCACATCACCAGCAACGGCCCCTGCATCGGGTCTGACTGCATGGCGTGGCGCGGACAATGGCGGCGCAAGTCTGACGGCCTTTTGTGCGGGCAGAACTCACCCGATTACAGAGACCGAGAGCGCGTTGGCTACTGTGGCTTAGCAGGTTCCCCATGAGACCCCGTTTCTGGAAGACCTTCTTCATAAGGCTTAGGAACCACTGTGTGCCGCCGATAATTCAGCATGTGTTGGGGTTTTGATCATGTTGAACTTCACCATCAGCGCACAATCTCAGCACCACGCCGACCTGGTTAGCCGCGGTCCTGCGGACGAAAGGAAGTAAAATGCACATCGGCCAATTAGACGCCCTCCCCCTGCTTGACCACGACAACGACTGGCACTCCCAGCGTCTTCTCGGGGTCGGTGGTTCGGACGCAATCGCAATCGCCAAGGGCGTGCGCGAAGAACTGGAAGTGCTGCGGCTCGAAAAGCTCGGCCGGCAAGCGCGTGACGACCTCTCCCGCGTGCTGCCAGTCCAGATGGGCTCTTGGACCGAACCCCTCAACCGCCTGTGGCTTTCCTATGCGCTCGGCATGGAGATCCGCCCCGGCGCGACCGTGACCAGCGTTGCCCGCGACTTTATGCGCGCGAACCTGGACGGCTTCGCGGAAGACGGCGGCATTGTCGAGTGTAAGCACTGCAACGCCTTCACCAAGATGGACGATGCCTTGGCGCGGTACTTCCCGCAGCTCCAGCACAACATGGCCGTCTCTATGGTCGGGCACTGTTACCTGTCTGTCTTTATCGGGACTGACAAGCACGAGTGGCGCCGGGTTGAACGTGATGACAGCTACATCGCCAACTTGGTGAAGGTCGAAGAGGTCTTCTGGAACCACGTCGTCATGGACATACCGATTGACGCGGCAAAGACCATAGACACCCCCGCCGTCGCCCCGGTCATGCGCGACGTGGATATGAGCCAGAACAATACCTGGGCCGTCCGCGCCGCTGACTGGTTGATGCTGAAAGACCAGGCCAAGGAATTTGAGAAGGCCGGGAAAGACCTCAAGGCCCTCATGGAAGCCGATATGCGCCGGGGTTACGGCCACGGCATCGAAATCGTCCGCGACGGACGCGGGCTCACCATCAAGGAAGTTAAGCAGAAGAAGGAAGCCGCCTAATGCGCACCAGCGAATCAATCGACGCCCTATCCGCCGCAATGGCTGCGGCTCAGGGCGATATGAAGCCCGCCGTGAAGGACGCGACCAACCCACACTTCAGGTCCAAGTACGCTGACCTTTCCAGCGTGTTCGAGGCGGTGCGCGCCCCGTTCAAGGCCAATGGTCTTTCGGTGTGGCAGGAGCTTGGCAACGCCGAGGGCGGCGT